GCATGGCAACCTACGAACTAGGTAAGAATGTCCGAACTAAAGAAGACACAGAAGCAAACGGTTTTACAGAACAGCAAGTGATTGATGCCGCACAAAAATTAGGTGGGGATAACAAGTCTGTTGTGTTCTACATGGAAGGGCATGATGATCCTATGATGGTTCTTGATTATGTAAGAACGTCAGCCACAGTCTATGGTGCAGAGTACATCTTTATAGATCACGTTCAACGTCTAGCCTACCTATCAAACTCTGGTGTGGATGCGGCTACCAGTACCTTAACTACCCTTGGTGCTAGGATGGCGCAGCTTGCAAAAGAATTAAACATTGGTGTCGTATTTATCTCTCAGGTTAATGATGATGGACGAACAAAGTACGCATCTTCTCTTGAAGAGGAAGCAATAATTTGTATCAAACTCAGTCGTAACGTTGAGTCAGAAGACGAAACTGAACGTAATACTACCCAATTTATTATTGACAAGAACAGACCCTTTGCAAAGTTAGGTAACTCAGGGTCAGTGTACTACGATCCAGATACTACAATACTTGAAGAGGTGGTATTCAACGTATGAGAATAGTTGTTAGTGACATAGAGACTAACGGCCTTGGTGATAGCGATAAGCTATGGATTTGTGGTGGTAAAGATCTTAGTACTGGTGAAGTAAAAAGATTTGATAACTGCCACGAAGATCCAGTAGCTAAAGCTGAGGCTATCAAGTGGTATGAGACAGCAGACCTGATTGTTGGTCACAACTTTGTACAGTTTGACGCCCCTATGTTAAACAAACTTTTGAAACCAGGGCTTATAGATCCAAGAAAGGTTGTTGATACTGTTATTATTAGTAGGTTGGTTGACTACAACATAGCTATACCAAAGGGTGCTCAATATCCTCACAGTCTTAAGGCTTGGGGTATAAGATTAAACAAACATAAAGGAGACTTTAATGACTTTTCTAAATTCAGTATTGAGATGGTTGACTACTGGTATCAAGACATCGAGGTTACAGAATCTTTGTATGATCACTTCAACGATATTATTTGGAGTTCTGATTGGCGTAACTCTTTAAGAACTGAGCACGATGTACAAATAGAATTAGTACGGACTCAGTACTACGGTTTTTGTTTTGATAAACCAAAGGCAGAGTTTCTTCTCAACTCAGTACAAACAAAAATGAGAACTTTAGAAGAACAGTTTCAAGTAGACTTCCCACCTAAACTTACGGAAGTAAACAGGATAAAGTACCGACTCAAGAAGGATGGTACAGAAATGTCTACCGTAACAAAAGCAAAACAAAAGTATGGCATGACACACACTGAGGGTGAAGACTTAATTTGTTCTGACTGGATTAGCTTTAACCCTGGATCAGTTAAAGATCGTATTGATGTACTGTGGGAAGCCAACTGGAAACCAGTAGACAAAACAAAAACTGCTATAGAGTTCTCAAGAACTAAAGTTGGTGACCCTTGGAAGAAGTCAATTGCTTCTATGGATCAGGATTTTTACGACAAAAAGAAAGCTCACCTAGGTATTTACGGATACACAGTTTCAGAGGCAAACCTTAGCACACTTCCTGAGACAGCACCCACAGGAGCGAAAGCTCTAGCCCAGTGGTTGACACTAGAAGGTAGGCGTTCCTCACTGGTGGAGTGGCTAGGGCAGTGTGGTGAAGATTTAAGGATACACGGCAGCATTAACAACATCGGAGCATGGACAGGACGTTGTTCTCACAAAGATCCTAACACGGCTAACATATCCTCACCTTTTTATGGTGATGCAAAGACAGCAGTAGAGCAAGTAAAGAAACAATTTGATGTGCACCTACGTGCTTGTTGGACTGTACCATCAGGCTCTTGGTTAGTTGGTACGGATGCTGACGGTATTCAGCTGCGAGTGTTAGCAGACTATCTTTGGAGACATTTTGATGCTGATCAATATGCTCAAGCTATTATGACAGGAAGGAAAGAAAACGAAACAGATATACATAACGTAAACAAGAAAGCCTTGGATGTACCCAACGGTACAAGAGACATGGCAAAGACTTTTATCTATGCTTGGCTTCTAGGGGCAGGGGTAGCAAAGACAGGACAGATACTTAACGTAGGTATGATGGCTGCAACCCAAGCACGTACTCGTTTTGAAATGAGTATTGATGGTTTGTACAATCTTAAGAACCAACTCGTACCTTACATAGCAGACCAAGGATATTTTACTGGGTATGATGGACGTAGAGTTCCAGTACCCAACGCACATAAAACCTTGGCAGGGATGCTACAAAATGGTGAGGCTTGTTTGATGAAGCACAGTCTACTCAAGTGGCATGACAGAGCTAGAAAGGAAGGAATAAAGTTTAAGATGGTTGGATTTATTCATGACGAGTATCAAGTGGAGGTAACAGGAACAGAAGAAGAAGCAAGACTACTAGGTAAGATACAATCAGATTGTATGTTAGAAACTGGGGAAGAACTAGGATTTAAAATACCTACGCCAGGATCATATGACGTAGGAAAAAACTGGGCTGAAACCCATTGACAACCCATAAACCAAAGACTATGTATTACAGTATTAATATTTTTAAAAAAAAGGAGGGCAATATGCCATCAACACAAATGGATATTAAAGGAACAATCGAGTGGGCAAAAGTATTTGAGTCCAACCGTGACCAAAACGAATGGAACGTAGAGACTAACGGTGAGTACAAAGTTACTGTAATTACTGATAAGAAAACTGCTAAGTCTCTTGTTGACGCAGGATGTAAAAAGAAAATTGAAGAGGTAGAAGGTGGTCACAAGATTACTGTGTCACGTCCTCATACTGGTATGCAAGACTGGATGGGTGGAGAACCTATCGTAGCTGACGTAACTGGTAAGGCTTGGGATCTCCAAGATAAAGGTCTTATTGGTAATGGCAGTAAAGGTATTGTTAAAGTTGAAGTGTACCCCACAAAGATGGGAACAGGTACACGATTAGTTGGACTTCAAGTCCTAGATCATGTGGTCTATGAATCAGAAGGTGGTAACTCCCAACCACGTCAAATGTTTCAGGATCATTCAAAGAGTTCTGGCGGTTCTAAGTCTTCCGCTTCCTCCCAAGAGCCACAGGACTCAATACCCTTCTAGGTTTTTCTAAGTCCTTTCTCCCTAGAAGCTTTCCCTCACCCTTAGTTTTTTTTGGGTGGGGGTTTTAAAAATAAAAAGGTAAGACTATGAAAAGTATTAACACACTCGTAAAAGACATGGAGGAAACCATCCAGGGGTTAAAAGGATGGGATCATATAATAAGTCTTAGGATGGGTGATAAGATAGCTAAGGCAGCTACCTCAAGATTTAGAGCACCACAAAAACCAAGAAGATATTTGTCGTTCTCTTCTATTGGTAGTCCTTGCAAAAGAAAACTTTGGTATAAGATAAACGAACCTGCAGCTAGTAAGCCTGTTTCTCCATCAGATTTACTTAAGTTCTTTTATGGCGATATGATTGAGGAGTTGGTACTCTCTATCGTTGAAGCGTCTGGTCACCGTGTTGAAGGACAACAGGATCGTTTATTCATCAATGATTTAGCAGGTCACAGGGATGCTGTTATTGATGGTATGACAGTGGATGTTAAGTCTGCCTCCCCTTACTCGTTTAAGAAATTTGCTGAGGGTAGCTTGAGGGATCAAGATCCTTTTGGTTACATTAGTCAGCTTAGTTCTTACGTGTATGCTGCTAAGACTGATCCACTGGTAACAAACAAAACACACGGAGCTTTTCTTGTTGTTGATAAAGTAGGGGGCGGTATATGCTTAGATGTGTATGACTTCTCTGAAGAGATAGAACAAAAAGAAAAAGAAATAGAGCAAGCAAAGACAATGGTATCAGGTATTATTCCTGATAAAGGATACGAACCAGTACCTCAGTCAGCTACAAGTCCTAATAAAAAACTTCATCCCTCTTGTGGTTGGTGTGAGTTTAATAAGAAGTGTTGGCCTGAGACAAGACGTTTTGTTTACAAGACAGGTGACGTGCTTTTGGTTGACGTTGTTAAACCTCCCAATGTTCCAGAAGATTTTACTTACCATGACCAAGAATAAGTACAGAGCATCAGCAATAAAAGCAGGGTATCGCTCAGGTTTTGAGGATGATGTTGCTAGAGAACTACGTTCAAAAGACATAGACTTTGAATATGAAAAGAATAAAATCAAGTGGGTTGATATAAAAGTTAGAACTTACACACCTGACTTTGTTTTAGCTAACGGTATTATCATTGAAACAAAAGGACGGTTTGTTGCTAATGATAGACGTAAACACAAAGAGATATCAAAACAATTTCCTGAGCTAGATATTCGTTTTGTTTTTCAGAATAGTAGAGCCAAGCTTTATAAAGGTGCTAAGTCTTCTTACGGAGACTGGTGCAAGAAGTACGGCTTTCGATACGCAGACAAATCTATTCCTGACAATTGGACAAAAGAATAGATTGACGTAATAAATTTACCTTGTATAACTTGGAGGTTCTCGTGTTGTTTGAATTGACAATGCTATTAGATGTAGATCCTGAAGCAAACTTCATTGCTTCGGACAGTATAAAAAAGAGTCTTGAAGAAAGGATTCAAGACACCATATATGATTTAGACGATGTTAAAATTATAGAAATAGATGCAAAGGAGAAATAATGCTAACACACCAAGACTTAGAAGACATGGGATACTTTGATGCTTTCGAGGAAAACAAACCAATTAATCTAGAGGACTATGCTGAGTGGGTAGAGAATAAAATGATTACCTCTGGCGATAAAAGATTCTTAGAGAATACTATGGGTTTGATAGGAGAGACAGGAGAGTTCTTTGAGAAGTTAAAGAAACACAAGAGAGATGATACACCCTTAGATAAGCAAGGTGTTACACTGGAAGCAGGGGATATGTTCTTTTATTTTATAGGCTTACTAAATCATTTAGATATAAAGCTTGATGATGTAATAAAAGAAAACATGAAGAAGCTAGACAGTAGAGAGAAACGTGGAAAATTAAAAGGATCGGGAGATTACAGATGAACATACCAAATGTAGAACAGGACTATGGACCAACACTAGAAGTTTCAAAATGGATTCACGAGGAGAAGTATAGAGGGCAGGGTGAAACATTTAAAGATGCAATGACTCGTGTTGCAGAAGCACTTAAAGATAATGAAGGTCACTTCAACAACTTCAGAACAATATTGTACAATCAACGCTTCCTTCCTGCAGGGCGTGTGCAGTCAGCTATGGGAGCACCAAGACGTGTAACTCCTTACAACTGTTTTGTGTCTACAACTATTGAGGACAGCATGGACGGTATCATGGATGCCGCAAGACGTGCAGCGGAAACAATGAGATTAGGTGGTGGTATCGGATACGACTTCTCTACCCTACGTCCTCGTGGTGCAATGATTAAATCTTTGGAGTCAAAGTCTTCTGGTCCTTTATCTTTCATGGGTATCTTTGATGCAGTCTGTAAGACAATAGCTTCTGCAGGTCACAGACGTGGAGCACAGATGGGTGTCCTACGTGTTGATCATCCTGACATTGAAGAGTTTGTTACAGCTAAGAACAACATGACTGCCCTCACAGATTTTAATATTAGTGTTGGTGTTACTGACAAGTTTATGACAGCCGTAAAAGAAGGTACTGACTTTGATCTAGTGTTTAACGGAGAGGTACGTAAGACAGTCGATGCTCGTGCTCTCTGGGATAAGATCATGAGAAGTACTTGGGATTGGGCTGAACCTGGTATCCTTTTTATTGACAGGATCAACAGCAAAAACAATCTACATTACTGCGAAAAAATAGCGGCTACAAATCCTTGTGGTGAACAACCCCTTCCTCCAAACGGTGCATGTCTTCTTGGATCTTTTAACTTGGTTAAGTACGTTGTGGATCACGATGGTAAGTACGTGTTCAACATGAACCAACTTCGTAA